TTTGCTAAAACCATTAAAGAACGTGCTACTAAGATTTTTCATTTACACGATCATAAGCATATGGTAACTGCTAAAGTTGGTCGAACTAAATCGCTTAAAGAAGTTGAGGTGCTTTGGTCTGACTTAGGAGTTGAAAAAGAAGGGAGCACAACTGTATTGCTTGCTGAATCTGAAATAGCTAAATCGCTTAATGAAAAGGTGTTTGATTTCTATGTCAACAATGAGATAGATCAACATAGTGTAGGTATGATTTACCAAAAGTTATCACTTGCTGTTAATGATGAGGACTATAAAGAAGAGTATGCAACTTGGAATACTTATATTGACAAATTAGGTAATAAAGAAGAAGCCGAAAAACAAGGTTATTTCTGGGCTGTAACAGAAGCAAAACTAATAGAATATTCAGCGGTATTAATGGGGTCAAATGAGTTGACTCCAACCGTTCAAAATAATTCAGAGCCGTTTAACGACACTCCGAAATCCGAGCCGTCAAGTGACACTCAAAAAAATAAATCAGTAATTTTTGTAATTTAAACTAAAAAAAATGTTTGAAAAATTTTTAAAAGAAAAGAGTATCACTTTGGATGCGTTCAAAGGGTACGAAGTAGAAAAGCAGTCAGAGCTTCAAAGAGAGTATCTTTCTGCTATCGAAAGTAAAGTAGAAGGAAAAGCGACTAAAGAGGACTTGCAGTCTGAATTAGCAACGTTTAAGGAAGGACTTTCTATTGATGCTATGAAGTCAGAAATAGACAAATTGCAGTCTAAAATAGAGGCTATTGAGGAAGCACCAGCGACTAAAGAAGAAGGTCATAAAACGCTTTCAGGTGCTATTTTAGGAGCGTTAAAAGACAATGAGGACGCTATTAAGCAATTAAAATCTGATGCTATTGCTGGAAAGGCTTCTCCTTTATCAATCACAGTTAAAGCACCTGTTACAATTAGCAATGCTAACACTATCGGAAGTGCTGAGCCAATGTATCAATTAACGCAAGACACTGGAATAGTTTCAACGATCCGTAAGCGTGAAATGAGATACCTTGCCAATGTATCAGTTGGTACTATCGGAAGTAACCGCGCGTTATGGACTGAGGAAGTAGATGAGCAAGGAAACCCAACATTTATCGGAGAGGGAGACACTAAGGCACAAGGTTCTGTTCTTTACGTGAACAAGACAGAGGACGTTAAGAAAGTGGCTGTATGGGCTAAAATGACTCTAGAGATGTTAGATGATTTACCTCAGTTTGTATCGTTCATCACTCGTAACTTAGAGCGTAGACTTGACATAGTTGCAGAAAACCAACTATTTAACGGTAACGGAATAGGTGACAACCTTACAGGAGCGAATGAATATGCTACTGCATTTACAGGTGGTTCTTTAGCTGGTGCGTTAACTGCTCCGAATGAGTTAGATGTAATTGAAGCGATTTCGTTACAAGTTAAGCAAGCGAACGGTATTCCTGAAGTGTTATTTATTAACCCTTCTACAATGTCAGAAATTCGTTTGATTAAGGATTCAAGTGGTCGTCCAATTTGGAAAGATTATGTAACACCTTCAGGAGAATTTAACTACTCAGGAATGAGAATAGTCGAGACTTTAGCGGTTGACGCTGGAGACTTCATAGGTGGAGAGACATCTGTAATTAACGTTCTTAACCGAACAGGATTACAAATGCAAATCGGACTTGATGGGAATGATTTAACACAAAACAAACAAACACTTGTTCTTGAAAAAAGAATGGTTCAGTTTGTTTCTGCGAATGATACGAACGTACTTGTAAAAGGAGACTTTGCAAGTGCAATCACTGCCATCACTGCTACTTAATAAGTAGAAACCTAATATTAGGGCGTATACCTTCGGGTTGCGCCCTTTTGGTAGTAAAAGACGTAACGAAATGAAAGTAGTAATAGTTCCAATTTATAAGCGTATAGAGCTAGCAAAATTGTGTATTTCACGATTGGTTGAGCAAGGGGAGAACCTCGGATTTGATGTTATGATTGTTGGTACAAAATCAGACCTTGACAAATTGCCAGAAGGTTGTATTAAGGTCTACCATGATAATCCTGTGAGCGATAAATTGAACCATGCTTTAAGTCATTGTAAGGACTATTCTAAGGTTATGATTTGGGGAAGTGATAATTTCGCTAGTGATTTAGCTATTGAGCGTTTATTTAAGTCACGATCTAAAATAGTAGGTTATGATTCCATTTACTTCCATAGAGTAAAGGATGGCAAATGGTCTATATGGTCAACTGATAAAATGACTATCGGAGTAGGCAGAACTTACTCTAAGAAAGCACTTGAAGCAGTAGATTATAAGCTATATGATAAAGGCTTAAATAAAGGACTAGACAATAACGCACGTAAGAAATACGACAAAGAAACTACCTTAAAACTAGGTGATGACTGGCTAATTGATGTAAAATATTCATCTAACATTACCAATCACAACATAGTAGATTTAGGTGAAGAGTGTAATCCTGTGGGCGACATTGATTTTAGCGAATTGGTTGAAACAACTGAAAAACCTATGGTAAAACATAAGGCTATTGCGTTTAAACCTATCGAAAAAGAACTCGTTACCATCGAAACTATAAAGGACTTCTCAGGAATGAAAAAAGGAACTGTTAAAAGGATTCCTAAGCGTATAGCTAATAACTTAGAAAAACGAAAACTAATTAAAATAAAATGATTTTACAACCTTCTGATTTTGTTGGTAAATGGGCTATTACTCAAAAGTATAATAGTAACGATATACAGCAGTTAATTGATGCTTATGAAGAGCAAATAATATATGAGCTGTTAGGTGTTGACTTGGGTAATGACTTATATACCAATTTAGCATCGTTACCAGCTGAATTGCAATTCATATACGATCCTTTTGCTGTAAACATAACTAATATTTATGGAGATAATATGCTTGTTCAGTCACTAGGTATTGAAGTGATGCTGAAGAATATCTTAACAGGCATATATTATCTAACAGATTTCGGAACAGCAACAAGTGAAGGAAAAGTTAAATTTCAGCCTGAAGGAGGTTCTTTAATAAACGATAATTACAATGATAATTATAAGCTATACAATCAAGGCGTAAGGACTTATAAGGCTATTCAGAAATACATTGAAGAGAATGAACAGGACTATCCTGACTACTTAGGAATCCAAAAGCACACAGCATGGCTAATATGATTACGGACATAGTAGAAGATGAGATTATCAATAAGCTAGATAACACGTTAAAGGTTATTAGTGCTTCTGCTGTGGTTAATAACGTTCAGACACTAACTTTTTGTAACATCAAATGGTTAGAGTTATATAAAGTTTTTGTAGGTGGTTTGGAGGTGGTTAGCATTTCAGGTAACAGCGTAAGTGTAACCACTTCTACACCTATTCAAGTTGGCGCTATATTAGAAATACCTAGACCCGTATTCTTTCACGGAACACCATTAAACACCGTTCAAGAATGGCACGAGTTCAGCACCAACGAAAAAGACAAGTTACCGTTTATATGGCTTGTAACTCCGACTGATGAAAACTACCAAGACAGAAAGTCCACTATTGAGCGCATAAGCAACTGTAAACTATTCTTTGTGCATTGGTCAAATTGGCTTGAGTTGAACCAAAATAGAGTTAACGAAACTATCAAACCATTGCATGAGCTGGTAGATGCATTTTTGAATAAAACGAATAACAATCCTAGTGTATTTGATAGGCTTTCTAACAATGGTAGACGAAAAGAATACCCAAAATTTGGTCGTGAAACTCAGAAAGGAATTGAAGAGGTTATAATGAATAGCACACTAGGTGCAATTTCACTAGATATAGAATTGCGTATTAAAAAATCATATATTTGTGAATGTTAATACAAAATGTTAAATTTGTAACAATAATTATTAATTTTTAAATTTATTACCATGGGAACAATTTGTGAATGCGGATCAGGAGGTATGAACTTAGGTCAAGCCAACTGTGATGCAGTATTGAAATCCTTTAACAAGATGTTGTTTAAGGACAGAACCAACGCTGATGGCAGTGTTGCAGGAATAGACTTTGCAAGCGGTAACGCACCGTTTGACCAATCATTTTGGAATGATTACTTGCAAGCTACTCCGATGAAAGACCGTTATATCTTAGGTGATTCGGTAGATGATTTTGAGTTTACGCAAAATGAGCGTGAAGCCTTAGAGACGGCTAATGCAGTTGAGTACAAAGTGCGTGATGGACATATTGACGTTATGTACCATGTATTTGGAACAAAAGGAGCTTCTTTGACTTTGTATAACAAATACAAGGCTTTAGAGTGTTTGAGCTTAGGTGTTAACGTAATTGACGATGATGGTCAAGTTGCTGGCCCTATGGATGGGGATGTGATGCGAGTGATTCCAATTAATTCAATGCAAGTGCGTTACGGTGCTCAAATGAACAGCGGAGAAATTGCTCATATTATCGTACAATTTAGAATACCACACACATTCGATTGGGGTTCTGTAAAGTTGTTTCAAGCTGGAGTGGACGACATTAACCCACTTGAATTGATGCCTATTGTAGATGTTACAGGAACACTTTCAGTAAGTGCTGGTACTTCTATTGATGTAACGGTTAGACAGAACGCTACACAGCTAGGAGGTTTGCCACTTGTAGGATTGGCAATAGCTAATTTTGCTGTTGAAGTGAATGGAGCTTCTGAAACTATTACCGCAATTAATGAGACAGCAGATGGAGACTACACGTTGACAACTACAACAACGTTATCTACTTCTGATGTTGTTACTGTGAATCTAGTCGCTGATGGCTTTGAAATGCCTGAGTTAGAAGAGACAGTATAATGACTATCTTTAATGAGAAATGGCTCAAAAAAGCCACCTTAAAGGAAGTTAAAAAGGTGTTCAAAGGCGACAAAGTAACACTTAACAGAGCTTTAAGACGGCGAAAAGAGCTAAGAAAAAAGTAAACAAAGAGGGTAGTTAGTAGCTACCCTTTTTTTCTATTATGCTAAAACAAACTAGATTAGGGGAATTTGTACGAGAATTAGAAGCTATAAACGAAATAGATGTATGGCTTTTAACCGCTGGTGAACAGTCGGTAATTGAGTTTGTGGCTAACTTACAAAGGGCGCAATTAGAAAAAGGACAGCGACCAGATGGCACTAACTTTCCTGACTATTCAGAAACGTCCGTAAATGTTTACGGAAAAGAAGATGGCCCGATAAAATGGGAAGATAGCGGATACTTTTATGAACACATTTCGGCACTTGTTCGCCCTGACTTCTTAGAGATAACGAATGAGGGAACAATAGACGAGATAACAGGGCAAAGATTTGACTTAGAAATACGATTTAATGAAGAAATTATTGGTTTGGATCAAGACAGCATGGCGGAGCTTACGGATAAGATTAAGGACAAGTATATTGATCTTATTAGGAAGGTACTACAAATCGGTTGACGATTGCACGATTTACCATTGGAACAAAGTTTTTAATGAGGGGCAATACAACTATGTATTTAAGAAGCCTAAGAAAGTTATAGTAACTCATAAAGTAGTTGACTTAATAGATGGCTTAATGGATAGCTATTTGAATCGGTTTGGACTTGAAAAGAAGGTTCAGGAATACAATAAGCTAAGGTTTAAAGTCGCTAAACTAAAGTTAAGGTACATTAAGACCGATGAGCGGTTTTTAATTAACAAAATTAACCAACTAGAAAACCGAATACAAGAATTAAAAAAGTTAATATTTTCACAGAATAGCAATGATTTTAACGAAAATCATGTAATTTTACAAAAGTGGTACGGACAAAGAATAGATTTAAAAACAACAACGGTAGTTGAATACCGATCAATACAGAAGTCTTATGAGCAAGAGAATAAACAGACAAGAAATAGCAGAAGAGGGGGTTCTCGACAACCTTCTTAAACCTCTTAAAGACTTAAAAGAAGTATTAGATAGCACGGATAAGTCACTTAAGGACTTTGCTTCTACCGTTGAAAAGGATTTAAACTTTGGAGATAAAGCTAAAGAATTACGCTCATTCACAGAATCGGAACAGAAGTTAAATAAAGTTTATGAGCAGAAAAAGAAGGTACAACGACAAAGTAT